ACTCGGTCACGTTCGCCGACGTCGTCCACGTGCAACTGATCGTCCACGTAAGTGTCCCGTTCGGGATGACGGCGCCCCGGTCAATGTTGTCCCCGGCGTCGTAGAACAGGATCTGGTTCGGGATGATGTAGTCGTTGTTGTAGACGAGGTCGCCTTCGTCGGACACTCCAACGAGTAGGCCGGACGGGATCGCGAACACGGTGTGGGTGCCGTTGATCGTCGAGTCGCATCCGGTAAGCGTGATGCTCTGGCCGATGCCGATGTCGGTCGCCTCGAGGGTCTGAATCACGACGTAGTCATCGAGCCTCATCTGCTCGATTACTGCGAATGTTGCCATGACTCAGACCCTCGTCCCTGCGATGCCGTGCTTGGGGATCAGGTGAGCTTGACGAACTTGGTGGCGTCGATCATGAGCGTGGCGAAGTAGCCGCGCCATGCGATCGTGCGCGAGATCGTCGACGGATTGTCGATGGAGATGGCGCCCTTCTGTTGCTCGAAGATCTCGAACCCGGAGGCGTCTCCCACGATCACGGTGTCGGCCGCGAAGTTGCGGTCCACGACCACGCGGAGACCGAACGCCACGGCGTCGGTGGAGCCGGGCGACATGGAGCCGAACGCGTTCATCGGGCCCACCTGAGGGAACAGGGGACGGCCGGCCGTGTCGACCAACTTGCCCAAGTAGCCGAACATGTTCGGGCTCAGGAACAGGTGGGTCGGCAGGTTGCCGTTGCTGTTGGTGAGGATCGTCGACGCGGCGTCGTAGATGTCCGACACCCATTCGGCGGCCGACGTCGGGTCGGTGAGGACGGCGCTCTGGGAGCATCCGGCGAGGAGCGCATCGGCGGCCACGTCGTCGGTGGTGTTGGCGTAGATGCGAGCCATGTCGTCGAGGATGAGGCTCAGGACGGCCGGGTCGGTCCAGTCGAGATCCTGTTCCGAGATGGTGACGTAGCCGCCGTAGGCGCCCTTGGTGACCTGATTGCTGGAGATCACGAACGTGCCGGACTGGAGTGCCGCGTTCTCGGCGGACTGGACGGCCATTGAGGTGTGCGTGGTGACCTCGGGGCGGATGAACACCTTGCCGCCGCCGGGCATGGCCTTGGGGCCGATGGCGTCGACGACCGGGCGCAAGCCGCGGAAGTTGTTGTACACCGGGCCGAGGATCGGCTGGGGCAGGACGCCGGGCGTGTCGGTGGTGACCACGTCCGGGGCGGCGGCCTTGAGGGCGTCGCTCATGCGGTGCCATGCGTCGCCTCCGGCGATCGCGGCGGCCAGATACTCGACGGCGGTCGGGAGCTTGGCTTCACGCTTGACGGCGGTGGCGTAGATCGGGGTCGTGGCCACAGCGGCCTCGACGGTGGTGGGCTGGACTTCCATGTTCTCCTCCTCGGAGTCTTGGGTTGGGTTGGGTTCTTCTTCGGGGCTTGACGGCTCCTCCTCGGGGGAGGTGGCCGCGATCTCGGTGATTTTCGCGTCGGTGAACGCGGGCATGGCGACGAGACTGATCTCGGCGAGGTGAGCCTTGGTGACGACGGTGGCCTTGAGTTCCTTGTCGTAGTAGGACTCGATCGGCTCGGCGCCGACGCTTACGGCGTCGTACGCTCCGGCCTTGACGAGCTCGATGGCGTCGGCCGAGGCGGCGGTGCGGGCGAATGTGGCGGTGAAGCCGAGGCCCTCGTCCATGTCGGCGATCGCGTTGACGACGCCTCGGAGCTGTGCGGTGTCGTGGTTCTCGAGGAGCTTGGCGGGTTTCTGGTTGACGTCGAACGCGCCCCGGGCGAACGCCACACGGATCCCGTTACTCACCACCGCGGTAGTGGGAGCCCACGGCACGGCAATCCCGGTCACGGTCGCGGGCTTGTCCTCGCCTGCGGCCGCGTCGATCGTCGGGAGTTCTGCGGTGAATCTGATCATGATCGGGAGTCCTCACTGATGCGAACGTCGGCCGAGTCCTCGACCTCGACACCATTCTCGCTCATGTCGTTGACTTCTAGGTAGTCATGTAGATCGAACTCGATGTACCGGCCGGCGGGGAGGATGTCGTTGCTACTAAGGGTTTCTTGGATGCAGTCAAGGTACTGCTTCACCGAGAACAGGTAGAGATCCTGCCGGGCTTGTTGGGCGTTCTGGTAGGTGAACGATCCGGGGACGCCGATGCCGAGCAGGTACGGCGGGACGCCGATGGCGCGGGACAGCTCGAGGGCTTGGAACTGGCGGCCCTCCACCAACTGCAACTTGGATGGGTCGGAGTCGAACTCGTGCCATTCGACCTCGGAGTTGAGGGCGCCGACGGCGGAGACGCGTCGAGCGTTGGCCCATCCTTGGGCGAGTTCGCCGAGGTCCTCGGCGCTCATCGGTTCCGATGACGGTCGCTGTTGTAGGTACCCGGCCGCGATCTCGTTGACGGCGAATCGTTCGGCGGCGGACTGCAACCGGAGCGCGGTTTTCATCGCGGTCGCCCCGGTGTAGATCAGGCCCTGCGTGCCGGAGAGGAATTGGACGACCTCACGCGGGTCGAGTTCCATGCCGTTGAACGTGATCTCGGTGGACGGCCCGAACCACTGCGGGCCGGTCTGGTCGAGCGTGTTGACCATCGCGGCCGGGAGCCACGTGAACGAGAGCGGCCTGCCGGTCGCTTGACTCCTTGAGGTCACGTACCAGAACGCTCGGCCTCGCATGATGAGGTCCGTGGTCGTGTTGGAGATCAGGAAGTTCCGGGTCACCTTGGGGTCGGGCTGGACCATCCAGCGCTCGAGCTCGAGATAGATCTTCTCGTATTCCTCGCCGGTCCATTGGAGCGTGTAGTGCTTGAAGCCCAGCGACCCAGCGACGGCGGTCATCATCTGCACGCCGCGCTGGATCGTCGGGAGTTGCGTGACCAGTTCCTCAGTCGCCCCGACGGTGTACGTGAAGAACTGGCCAACCTGTGCGGCACTGCCGGACGCGGCCTTGATTGTCTCTGCGCCGAACGCGGGGGTGGCGTCCTTGCGTCCGAACAGTCCCATGGCCGGAGTCTCTCACGATTCCGGGACGGTTCCCAGTCATGTACCGAATGCGAACGCGGCCTTGGGACGCTTGCGTTGCACGGACGCGGCGCCGGCCGCCCACACCATCGCGCGGGCGAGCTCGATCGGGCCCGGCGACTTCTGCGAAGACAATGGGGCGCCGTCGTTGGTCTTGACCATGACGGCCCGGTTGACGTGTTCTGCGAGCGCCTCGTTGCCGGGCACATGGTGGAGCCGGTCCTCAACGATCAGCGCTCGGACGATCGGCGTCTGAGCCTTCAGTTCGCGGTAGCCGACGATTTCGGTGCGTCGACGGAAGTCCGGGGGCACGTGCTCGACGAGGCCGGGTGGGACGCGCAGCTGGACGGCCGGGTCGGCCATGACGCGGGTGACTTCGCCCCACATGGCGGCCATGGATTCGACGACGAACTCGGTGTCGACAATGATCCGGTCCTCGACGCCGACGGCGCGGACGGCCACATACCGGGATTCGTCGAGGGAAGTTTCGATGGCGAGGACGCCTCCGGTTGGGATTGGTGTGTCGGTGAGCCGGTCGCCCCAGACGTTCGGGATCCACGCCTTGACGGAGCCTTGCCATAGGTTGAGGTGGGCGCGGACGAACTCGGCGAGGGGGATGGTGGCGAACGCTTCCTCGAGGCCTTCCCACGTGATTGTTGTGCCGAGGGCGGGCGAGGCCCACGGCCACCACATCCGATCGGCGGGTGAGACGCCGGGCGGGGGTGACCATTCGGCGAAGAACATCGGGGACGGCTCGCCCCGGTCGATGCATGCGATCGCCTGCTCGCGCATGGAGATGAGCACTGTCGACGACGCGTCCCCAGCTGTGGACCAGCAGGACATGAGCGGGGACCGGCGGGCGATCTGCGACGGTTTCAATGCGCCGTAGATGACCTGCGGTTTGATGTCCCAGATCTCGTCCACGAGTAGCAGGTCCACGCTGTAGCCGTGCTTCCCGGCAGTCGCGGCCGCCAGTCGGATCGTCGAGCCGTCCGGGAACGTGATGGACTCCCGGCCGAACGACTTGTACGACTTGGCGCCGAACTTCTCGGCCATCACCGGTTCCATCTCACGGAACAGGATGGACGCACGCTCGTACTCGTTGGCGACGATCATGACGGTTTGCGGTTCCCTGCGGATCCCAGCCATGACGGTCGCCCACCATGAGGCGAGCACCTTGAGGCACGAACTCTTGCCTACCTGCCGGGCTGTTGAGATGCACGCCGACCGGTGGATCAAAGTGCCGGTCTCCCGATCGGCCGGCGCCGCGTAGGACAGTTGTCCGGCGAGCGCGACCTTCTGCCAGTCCATGAGCTCGAGGCCGTAAATCCGTTCCGCGAACAGGCTTACCGAATCCATGAAGTCGCCGGCCGCCGTGTACGCAGTAATCAGTCTCGGCTCAGTGCGACCCGATCCGGGCAGATCGCCCTCGATCCCACTCGGTTCCGGCTGGTTCCGGCTGGTTCCGAGAGATTCGAGATGGGGGCTCGGGGTGAGGGCTT